AAATCACTATTCTGTTTCCTCATAATCTTCAGTTTCTTCTACATTTTCTACTTTTTCACCTTTCATAGCCATTAAATGAGGATCTTCCATAGCTTTTCTGTTATTTTCTACTATTTCTTCAGCTTCTTTTACAGATAAGTCTTGATTATACTCAATAAGTAGATCTACTTCGTTAATCATATGATGTTTTATCCTATGTTCATCTAAAAGTATCTGGTCTTGGACTGTTTTTGGATATTCTGGCTCATTAAAGTCTAATCTTAGCTGTTCTGGTAGTTTTATACCATTATATTCAGCAATATGCTTTTCAACATGATAAAAATCGTGTTCATACATTCTCCAAAGCTCAATATCGTCTTGATAATCTTCAAATCTCTCTAAATCTTTGATTTTTAGTGCAATTCCACTAGGAGTTTCGCCTCCATCTTGTGCAAATTGAACATATAAGTGATTATTTTGAGCAACTAAGTCTAATTGGAACTTAATATTCTCAATAACAGCATTTATATCGCCTTGTGGTGATGCAATTCCATAAGTTGCGCCTTCTGGTAGGTCTAATATTTGGTCAGAGCCTGCTCTTTCTATTCTTTTATCACTATCTACACCAGTCATGAATGGTTGTCCAAACATTTGAAACCTTAAACCAAGCTGCATTTCAGTCATTGCAATATTAACCTGTTCATTACAATCAACAATATCATTAGCCCCATCTACAAAAAATTCATCAACTTGTTCCTCTCTATGTGTAAATACAAAAGGCAAAACACCATATCCATGCTCATATTCTTCAATAATCTTTCCATTTTCGCCATAATGAATGTAATATTTGTCATCCCAGTAAGCATATTCTAGGTTTTGTGAGTAACTTATATCTTCAGGTTGCATTAATAATGGATATATTATAGCAGAAGGTGTAAAAGGATCATCTAAATGCACATCAAAGTAATATATTGGTCTATATTCAAAACAAGGAACACCATGTACTTCTTTGTAAATAACCTGTGTTGCTATCGTTCCCATAAGCCTTGTCATTCTTTCAACATGCTTCATTCTAGCATTTTTCTTTTTTGTTAGAATGTCATATTGTGGATTTACATTTCTGTCTGCTCCAACTGTGTAAATTCTACTCATTTTATTTATAAACCTTCTTGTAAAATTAGCATTGTAAGTTGGTATTTCTCTAAAAGAGTCTGAATCAAAGTAGCCCTCAATATACTGACTAGTGTAATTACCACCATAATAGTCAAGCATTTTTCTTACCCACTCCCTTCTTTGCTTTTGCACATTAAGCCTTGTGTCTTTAACTGACTCTCTTATTATCTGATCTACTGTTTGATTTTTTGAAAATGAACTATGTATCATCTTGTCCTCACTTTAAATTCTCTTTGTTTTATTGGAAACTGGTTTATAAAAAAATAACGAATCATATCGCAACCATGATCGTGATAGCCATCTTTTAATGGCTCTTGTTTTAAGTCTTGACCTTCTTTTACTTCTGGATAGCGATAATTTTCTAAATCTTCCATTATCCCTACACACTTTTTATTAACATGAAAAAACCTTTGTCCTACAGCATTTTCTATAAAGCCTCTTAAATGTGAAACACCAGAAGCTATATTTCTTGATGCTTTATCTCTTTTAGTATGAACTACTATTCCATGTTTTTTAAAAATCTCTATATCTCCCATACCTGACTGCCCTTGAGCTTGCATACCTGCAGGATCACCATAATATCTAATGACACCATACCTTTTTGCCTTAATTTTTAAGGCTAACTCGTCAGTTTTTATATTTGTCTTGTGTATTATTTCGTCTATCATATTAATATGCCATATTCCACCTACTCTATATATTTGAAACCAACCAACAGCAGGCATCCTATACCCAAAGTCTATACTGCAATATGTAGGTAGGTTAGGATTGTAAGGAAACTCTCCTACATCTAAATCTCTTTCAAAAGGATAAACACGACCTGCAAAAGAAGTAAATTTAGCTCCATACTCTTGATCAAACACCTCTTTAGACATATTCCTTTTTCTTTCAAGGATAAATTGGTCGCTTTTACCAGTAGGGAAGGCAAAATGATTATCCCAAGATGGTGCTTGATGAGATTCCCAGAGCTCATCTTCTTTACCAAGAAGATATAAATCGTATATCCAGTTAAAACCCTCTGGTGTGGTTATAAATATAGCCTTCCCTTTTCTGTCTGATAATGTTGGTGAAAGATACATATCCCATATCTTTCTTTTTACCTTAGCTGCTTCATCTATTATAAGCAAGTCTAACCCTTCACCTACAAGTGAATCTGGATTGTCTGCAGACTTTGCTTCAACAGTAGTTCCCCATTTAAACTTTATAAATCTATCTTTTTCAGAGGCTCTTATTATGTCATTTGAATGTCCAATTACCATTAGCCTCCAAATTTCTCTAAACATAAGGTCTGCCTTGTCATAAGACAATCCTACAAGCCAAATTCTTTTATTGGGCTGAGAAGCATAGTAAGTTGCTTCCATAGCTGAGGCTGTTGTTTTACCAAACCTTCTTCCACATACCATGACAAAAAACCTTGCAGTATCTTTGGTAGGGTAATGAAGTTTCTTTTGCCCATTGTGAGGCTTATACTCCATATACTTAAACCACTTTTCTTTATATTCTAGTTGTGTATCTACCAAAAATTTGCATTATTTCTAAACTTAATTTAAGTTATATACTTAAAATATGCAAAAATTTGCATAATTAATGTTTTTTATAACAAGAAGGAGGACAGTATGTCCGAAGAAAACACACAAGCAACGACAGAAACAGTAAGTGAAAGTCCTGCTAAAGAAACTGCTCAACCTAGCCCAAATGATCAGTATATTGCAGAAAGCAAAAAGTATCGCAAAAGGGCTCAGGATGCTGAAGCTCGTTTAGCTGAGTTAGAAAAAAAGTTCTCACAACAAGAAGAAAGTAAGCTAAAAGAGAAAGAAGAATTTAAAACATTGTATGAAAAGGCTTCTTCTCAAGTTGAAAGTTTAACTGCTAATTCTGAAAAGTGGACTAAGTATGAAGAAACTAGACGAGGAAAACTTTTAGAAAATCATCCTGAAGAAGATAGAGAATCTTTATCTAAATTAGATTTAGATACTTTAGAGTATATAACAAGTAAAATTAATAACATAAAACCAAATGCTCCTGAAGTTGTTGGTAATGCTAGAAATGTTATTCCAGACAAGCCAGTTGATTGGCAAAATAAACAATCTTTAAAAGAAAACTGGAGTAATATTGTTGGTCAGTATACCAAAAAACCAAAAGGAGCTAGAAAATAACAACTCTCAAAATGAAGGCTTCGGCAGTTGAAAGAGAGTTTAATTCCTTTAGGAGGGAAAATAAATGGCAACAAGCACAGGTTTAGCAAATCCAGCAGCTTCATATGCTTCTGATACAGAATTAGCTGTATTTATTCCAGAGCTATGGGCAGAAGCAGTAAGAGCTTCATTCAAAAAAAATCTAGTTTTAGCAAACTTAGGTGTTGATTATTCATCACTATTGGCATCAGGTGGAGATAAAGTTCATATTCCATCAGTAGCTGATGTAGCAAATATAGCAACTAAAGATCCTCATGTTCCAGTAAATTATACTAATGCAACAGAAGATGAAATCGCAATAACTGTAGGCACTCACAGCTATGCTTCAGCAATGGTTGATGATATGGGTAAAGTTCAGTCAAGTAGTGATTTATTATCTATGTATGCAGATTCTATTGGCTATAAAATGGCTTTAGGATTTGATGCTTCTTTAGAAGCTACTTTAGCATTAACTACTGAGTGTATCAATATAGCAGGCAACACAGTTGCAAAAACTATTGATGCTTTAACATTAGCACACATATCAAAAGTTGTAATGGAAAATGATGCTCCTCTTAACGAGTGCACATTAGTTTTAAATCCAACTTTATATGCTTCATTGTTTAGAATAGATGACTTTATTCATATTTCTAAAACTAACACAGCTAACATTCAAAATGGTTTAGTTGGATCAGTTATGGGTATGGATGTTGTTCTTTCTAACAATATCACATCAACAAATCATAATGATGCTGTTGATTCTGATGATGGTGCATTAACAAATGGCAATGTTCTTGGTGGATTCGTTGTTCATAATCAAGGTTTAGCTTATGCTTTTAGCAAACAGCCAACTATTGAATCTGAATACGACATTGATTATATCGCACACAAAATGGTAGGTGATATGATTTATGGTTCTGCTTTGAATCAAGATGCTAGCCAAACTAAAGTTTGGGGTATTGTTGAAGAAGGCACAACTGCTTGGTAAGAATTTCTTACTTTGCTTATTAATCTGTAAGGGGGGCTTATGCTCCCCTTGCATTAACTGGAGAATATATGAAAGATATAAAAGTAAAATTTAAAGGTTTATGTGCACCATCTGGAAAAAGAACTGGTGTAGAATATTTTGTAGGAAAGGCAAGATTAGAACAATGGAAAAAAAGTGAAAAGTTTGATATAGAAGTTTTAGAAGAACCTAAAGCAAAGCCTAAAAAAGAAAAGGCTAAAAAGGAGAAAAAATAATGGCTCAAGATGGAGTTGTAAAACAAGCAAAAAAAGTTATAAGAGTTATTCCAACTGTAGAAACAAGTGAATATGTTTCAGGAGATGTAATATTTAATTCTGTAGCTATTCCAAATGCAGTAATAGGAAAAGGTGGTTGCTCTAAATTAATAGCTGCATATATGGTTAGTAATTCTACAGATAACTTGTTATTTGAAATGATATTTACAGAAAATTCTGCAACTTTTGGAACTGTTAATGCAACAGCAAATATTTCAGATGCAGATATAAGAACTGCAAAAGTATTAGCATCTTGGGCATGTGAAGCAGTAGATGATACAACTGAGCATCTTGATAACTGTGAAATAAAAAGAATATTCGATACAAGAAGTGCAAATGGTAATACTGTAGGAAATCTTGATCCAACATTACTTCAAGCAGCCGAAGGTTCAACAGATGTGTATTTTGCAGTAATAGGTGGCTCAACTATTACCTATGCTGGTGCAAATGATTTAGAATTTATTTTTCATATAGAATATTAAAATAATATAAAAAAATGAATGTTATAAATGAGATTAAAAAGCATGAAGGCTTTAGGTCTAGGGTTTATAAGTGCACAGAAGGATTTGATACCATAGGGTATGGATTTGCTGTAAAAGACTTAGAAATAGAA